GTAGCAGACTTGATCACTAAGATCAAACAGCAAGGCGAGCCACAAGCAACTGCATTAATGCAGGCAGCACAAGCAGCAGCACCAGCGGCACCAGAAACTCCTGCAGAAGAAATGCTACCATAACCCTACCTTGGGAACGTTGCCGTCACGGTTAAGGCGTCCGTACAATTGGACTAGCATACGTTAATTGCTCCAGTATAAAGTAAGCTGGGACAGATATGCCTTCGGGATATCATTTTTAACTTAACTCGCTTAATAGGAGAAACTTATGAACGCAAAATTCGTACCTGCCATCTGGCAAGAACATTTCAAAGACTTCGACAAATTCTTTGTTGGCTTTGATGACCAAGTTACACAAATGCAGAAATTGCATGACGATGTAACTAAAAACATCCCAAACTATCCTCCATACAACATTCGTAAGAATGGGGAGAACTCTTACACTATTGAGATCGCTGTTGCTGGTTTCGGTCAAAACGAAATCGACATCGAGATCGATGGTGGCAAGTTGATAGTCAAGGGTAATGTTCAAACTAGCGCAGAACAAGCTAGCAATTATCTCTTTAAAGGTATTGCTAATCGTGCATTCACTCGTGCCTTTGCCATTGATGATCAAATCGAAGTCAAGGATGCAGAACTTTTTAATGGTATGTTAAAGATTGCTCTTGAGCGTCTTGTACCAGAAGAAAAGAAGCCAAAGAAAGTAGCTGTAAAGACCAAAGGTCAGAAGCAGTTTCTAACTGAGGAGGAACGTGATGAAATTACTACAAAGCTGTAAACGTGCATTTTCTTGGTGGGTCTCATTCACCAATGAAACTTTAGATGCTATTAAAAAAGCAAAAGAAGATAACATGAAGCGTTAATCATACCTGTGGGGATCTTCGGATCCCCTAAATACTTGTATGATGAAACCGAAAATCTCTCCCAACTTAATTTCGTTCGTTACAGTTCGTAGAGGAAACTGGATTATAAAAGTATCCGTCTTTAAAAATAAAACTATACTTATTGTGGCAAGACACTACTTTGATTTAGATAAAAGCCTTGTGCAGTTTTTTGATGATCAAAATGATGCTGCTGACTTTTTAGATAATATTGCAGAGAAAGAATAAAATGATTAAAGTGTTTAAATTGATTACTGGTGAAGAATTGATTTCTAAAGTTACCAGTGGGTCAGATGTTGGTTGGTATCTAGAAGATCCCGCTATCGTGATGGTTCAGCGTACTCAAGAAGGTATGGGCGTTGGTTTAGCTCCTTTCCTTGCGTATACTTCTGGAAAGATCTATCTCAACAAATCAGGGGTCATCGTCGAGGCTCAAGCCGATAGTCAGATGGAAAACGAATACAACCGACTATTCGGTGCTGGGATCGTCGTCGCACCTGCATCCGCTCTAATACGCCCCTAAATGTAACCCAAAAGTTTACTTTTCAAGAATAACCCTACCGAGTGTAGGGTTTTTCCATTTAGGTGTTTACTTTAATTCGGTTCTGATGTATAATAGTCTTATGATGATTAGAAAGGGTTCTGAAATGGGTTTCGAAAAAGTGGTTCTGGCTGAAGTTGCTAAGGTTATGAAGTCTGATCGTAAAGCAGCGTTTACCTGTGGTACTCTGTTTGTTGAGTGCTCTGTCAAAGAAGCTGTTAAGATTGAAACAGCTTTGCTAAAGATTCTTGGTTGTGGCATTATCCTTTCCCGTGTTGGCGAAGAATCTGCCTTTGATTTTGTTTAATTGAAAGAGGAATATATTATGAACGTCGTTTACAAATCTCAAGTCCGTGAGCAATCTTCTGATGCACTGCAGCAATTCTTTGCTCGTGGTGGACAAGTCCAAGTCGTCAAAGCACGCAAATCTCCAACTCCAAAAATGCTAGGTAAAAACTCACGTGGGTTCCGCACTGGCACCTCTGGTTTTGCTACTGGCTATCCTTCCAAGTCTCTGTGATGCGTGCGTTTCTTGAGACCACTAAAGATTGGGCACACCCATGCCCAAATCATATCTACTATCTCACTGACGACAAGTCCAAGCTGGTTGCTTTTTATAATGTAGTTACAAAGAAAGTCACCAAGATGTCCAAGCCTATTCGCTTTGACACTCGCTACCGTACCTTTAAGGAATTGAAATGAATCTGAATAAGTTTTTTAATAGTCTAGCTGACAACGCATCCCGTAATTTTAAAATCGAACAACTAACGGCTAACAGCGATAACGAAACCTTGCGCGAAGTTGTTAGGCTGGCTCTCGATCCTTTCACTCAGTTCTATCAACGGAAGATTCCAAAGTATACCCCGAACAATAATCCCTTAGGCGACAACTTAGATTGGGCATTGGATCAACTGCTAACTATGTTAGCAAGTCGTAAGGTTACAGGTAATGCTGCCATTGAGCATCTACAATACGTTCTTGAGAACATCACTGCAGATAATGCCAAGGTTATTGAACGAATCATTCAAAAGGATCTCAAATGTGGAGTGCAAGTCTCGACCGCAAACGCAGTGTGGACTGGCTTGGTGCACGAATATCCAGTCATGCTGTGCAGTCCATTCGACGAGAAACTGGTAAACAAAATCAAGTTCCCAGCTTACGTCCAGTTGAAGATGGATGGGATGCGGTTCAATGCAATCGTAAAAGATGGTAAGTGCGAGTTCCGTAGTCGTAATGGTAAAGAGATACAGCTGCTTGGGTTTCTAGAAACAGACTTTATCAAGATGGCAGCTGGATTTAATATGGTGTTTGATGGTGAACTTCTTGTAAATGACAAGGGTGTGATTCTTGATCGGCAAACAGGCAATGGTATTTTAAATAAAGCCAACAAAGGTACAATCTCTGACTTGGACGCACGTAAAGTTCGTGCCACTGTATGGGATGTTATTCCTTTTGATGCGTTTGCTTCTGGAATCTGTAAAGTTGATTATGCCACTCGACTAAATGGACTTGAACGCATGATTCAGAAAAGCTCTCCAGCAAAGGTTAATCTTGTACAAACTGATCTTGTACAAACTCTTGATATGGCTCAAAGTATTTTTGAATCATATCTTGCCGATGGACTAGAAGGAATTATTCTGAAGTCTAGTGATGGAATTTGGGAAGACAAACGCAGCAAGTCTCAGATCAAATTTAAGGGTGAACTAGAATGCGATCTACGTATTGTTGGTGTGCAAATGGGTACAGGCAAGTATGATGGTATGCTTGGTGCAATTCTTTGTGAATCTGCAGATGGTGTGATTAAGGTTAGTGTTGGCTCTGGATTCTCTGATGAACAACGCAAAGAATTGATGAAGCAAAATTTACTTGACAAAATTGCTGCTATCAAGTATAATATGAGAATAAAGAACAAAGCTGGAGAAGAATCTTTGTTCCTTCCCATTGTTTTAGAAATTCGAGATGATAAAGAAGTTGCAGATTCTAGTAAGGATATTAAATGATACTTGACACAATTGTTCGTAGTAAACGTACCTTTGACGTTAATTCAAAGAAAGATATTGAGATGTTTACTCGTTATCTTAAAACGAAAGCATGGGGTAAAGAAGGGTGCCCATTCACACTGGAGTTTCCGCACCTAACTGTTCCTGACATGATTAAAGACAAACTTGTTCTTAAATTCTTAAAGGTTTGATATGACTGAAGACCTAAAGTACGAAGAGTTTTGCAAGAAAATGGAAACAGAATATCCCAAGATGTTTGGTGAACCTTATGGTGGGTTTGCTATCGGGGCAGGATGGTTTCAAATCATTGAGAGTTTGTGTGGGCAAATCCAACATCACATTGACTGGAAACAAGAACAGAAAGAAAAGTATAATCGTGGTGACGGTTGTGCACAGGTAACTGCGAATCAGATCAAAGAGAAGTTTGGTGGGCTGCGTTTCTACTACTCTGGTGGAGATGACACTATTGATGGTATGGTGCGCATGGCAGAATCGTGGGCAGCACATAGTTGTGAAACTTGTGGAGCTCCTGGATATAGTCGTGGTGGTGGATGGATTAGAACATTATGCGATGAGCACGAAGCTGCTCAACAAAAAGCAATGAAAGAAAGGTACGGAGATGACTAATAAAGTATGGGTAATGGTTGAGTGTGTTTCGATGTTTCGTATGCGTTATATGGTTGAGGCACCTGCTGCCAATCCAGAGTATGCACTTGACACTGTGACAATGAATGAGGCTAAAGAGTTTAGTCAAGAACATATAACTGAGAGCATTATTTCTCATAGAGTTATGAGTGAGGTAGAAGCTCTCAAGTTTTGCGATACCGACAATGACTATTGTTTGGGTTGGACTGAAGAACAAAAGATCAATGCCTTCTTTACTAGAGAAGATGAAAAGGTAGTTCTATAATGTTTATTTTTGATATAGAAACTCTTGGTGTTGAGTCAACTGCGGTTGTTCTTAGCGCAGCTTTGATTTATTTTGATCCAGAACAGCGTCCAAGTTATAAAGATCTATTGGAGTCTGCCTTGTTTGTTAAGTTCAATGCAAGAGATCAGATTCAAAGATTGAATCGAACTATTGATCCATCTACTTTAGAGTGGTGGGAAAATCAGCATGAGTATGTTCAGCAAGTTTCTTTGCGCCCATCTTCTACTGATATAAAAGCTGAGGATGGTATTATCATGCTGCATAACTATATGAACAGGATCCAGAATGCTCAAAAGCATACCATGTGGGCACGTGGGTCTTTAGATCAGCTGGCAATTGATAGCCTTGCAGTTCGCTGTGAGATGCAACAAATCACTAGCTATGCTGCATGGAGAGATATTAGAACTGCAGTAGATATTCTTACAGGATCCACAAACGGATACTGTGATGTAGTTTACGACGGGTTTGATCGGCACGAAGTTATTAAACATCACCCTGTGCATGATTGCGCACTTGATGCAATGATGTTAATGTATGGAAAATCTAAAGAATAATGCATTTTTATACTAACGTATTTCCCTTTGGCGATCAGATGTTCGTACGTGGTTACGACAATGGTCGCCCTTTTTCACATAAGGTGGAATTTTACCCAACACTGTACGTTCCTTCAAAGAAGCACGACAGTGATTGGCGCACACTTGATGGAACTGTAGTAGATGTGGTCAATCCTGGAGGTGTCAAAGATACCAAAGAGTTTGTCAAACGATACGAAGATGTCAAAGGGTTCGATATCTATGGTAACACTAATTACGTTTGCCAGTATATCAGCGATACTTATGAAAGTGATATCAAGTGGGACATGGATCTCATTAAGGTATACACGATTGACATCGAGACTAAAACCGAAAGTGGATTCCCTGATATCAAAACTGCCAATGAAGATATCTTGCTAATCACAATCAAGGATCTTGCCAGTAAAAAGGTTATCACATTCGGAACTAAAACGTATGTGAATAGTAGAGACGATGTAGTTTATCTGCATTGCGAAAGCGAAACGCACTTGTTGCGGGAGTTTGTAGCTTGGTGGCAACAGAACTATCCAGATATCATCACTGGTTGGAATACAGAATTCTTTGACGTGCCTTATCTTGTTCGACGTATTGAGCGTGAACTTGGCGAGCCTTATGCCAAGAAACTATCTCCATGGGGATACTACAACGAACGCAAGACTTTCATTAAAGGTTCCGAAGAGATTCATTACGACATCCATGGTATTGCGCACTTGGACTTTCTTGCCCTGTACAAGAAGTTTACTTACACCAAGCAAGAATCATATCGACTTGACTATATTGCTGAGCAAGAACTTGGCGATAAGAAGAAAGAAAACCCTGGAGAATCATTCAAGGATTTCTACACAAATCACTGGCAACAGTTTGTTGAATACAACATCCAAGACGTAGAGTTGGTCGACCGTATGGAAGACAAGATGCGCCTAATTGAACTGTGTTTGACTATGGCGTACAACGCAAAGATTAATCTTGAAGATGTATTCTCACAGGTTCGTATGTGGGACGCCATCATCTATAACCACTTGCGTGAAAAGCGCATTGCTATCCCCGCAAAGAATATCTTTGGTGGTAAAGATGCTCAATTTGAAGGTGCGTATGTTAAAGATCCGCTAATTGGTATGCACAAATGGGTTGCTTCATTCGACTTGAACTCGCTGTATCCACATTTGATTATGCAATACAACATCAGTCCAGAGACTCTTACACACGAGAAGATTTCTTGTACAGTTGATCAGCTATTGAATCAAGAGATTGATACTTCATATGCTAAGAACAATGAGCTGTCCATGACTGCAAATGGGTGGTGCTATCGTAAAGACATCAAAGGGTTTATGCCTCAGTTGATGGAAAACATGTACAAGGATCGATCTAAGTTTAAGAAACAGATGTTGAAGATTGAGCAAGAGTATCAAGATGATAAAAGCAAGAAGCACTTACTAAAGGATATCTCTAGATTGAATAACCTTCAGATGGCTATGAAGATTGCATTGAACTCTGCTTATGGTGCTATGGGTAATCAATACTTTAGGTACTTTGATCTGCGCATGGCTGAGGGTATTACAACTTCTGGTCAGTTGTCTATTCGTTGGATGGCTAATGAGTTTAATGCATACATGAACAAGTTGCTTAAGACCAAGGACGCTGATTACGTTATTGCCATTGATACTGACTCGATCTATTTGACACTTGAGCAACTGGTTGAAACCGTCGCAGCTGATAAGGATACGATAGGTAAGATCAAGTACATGGACAAGATCTGTGAAGAAATCTTCCAGCCTTTTATTGATAATACATATAAGAAGCTGTCTGAGTATATGAATGCTTACTCGCAAAAGATGATTATGAAGCGAGAGGTTCTGGCTGATAAAGGTATCTGGACTGCTAAGAAACGATACATTCTTAACGTGCATAACTCTGAGGGTGTTCAGTTTGCAAAACCAAAGGTCAAGGTCATGGGTTTGGAAATGGTCAAGTCATCTACACCTTCAATCATTCGCAAT